AATCTCCTTATTCAAAGATAGGAAGGGGAAGTTTTGTCCCCTTCCTTGTTGGTTTGGTTAGTCAGCACTACCACCACTCATGATTTGCAGGCATCCGTAATCCTTGCTGTTGAACACAGTTTTCTCAATGCCGCCCCAGAAAGCAACACCCTGACCAACCACATTGTCATAGTCATCCTTGTGCTGAATCGGCCACATATTGCGCCCGATAGCATAACAAGCAGCTTGCTTGCCAAGCATCAGGTTGTGGGATACCAATGCAGACGATGCGCCGGTTGCGGTTTTGCTGATGCGTTCGTATTCGTATACGGCAACGCCATCCCAAAGACCCATTGCGCCGCTGAAAATCGGGTTTTTCATTGCATCGCGAACACCGGCATATTGCTGTGCAGCAAGCCATGCGCTGTCGGTGCGAAGGTCGCGCGCTGCTTCAAGGGAAAGCAACAGAACATAATATTCGCCGCCATCAATGTTGAAGGGTTGAATCTTCGGTGCATGCCCTTTGCAACGCCGTTTAGCCTTGCTGATATAGGCACATGTCATTTTGTCGGTCGCAGCAATGGAAATCTCGGTGCCGGTTGAATTAGTTACCATCCACTCACCGGCAGACGATGTGCCAGTAGGCGAAGCAGTCAGTTTGGTAATCAGGGTATTATCCTGCCAGTTGCCGAACCAAGTCACAAGTGCGTCCTTAATCAAAGGCCATTGCTCATAAACAGGCTTTTTGTTGTCCCATTCGGTCGAACTTACAGCATTACGAATCTGGTCAATTTCCACCGAGAAGTCATGGACAACAAGCGCATCTTCGCTACCGGCAAGAGTGGTATTCCCCGTTACGCCCGCTCCGGTCAATTCCATAGCAAGCGGGAAGGTAATTTTAACGCCTTTTTTGCCAACCAATTCGGTGTTGGTATGAATCGGCTTGCTGCCATCAGAAGCAGACAGTTTGTTGAACCAACTTGCCTTGCTACCTTCTTTTTGTACCTTTGCTGCCCAAAGTTCAGGGATAAGATTCGGATTAATCGTATTCATAAGCTTTTAACTCCTTCATTCAATAAGTTTAGGGTCAATCTGTGAAAGCATTTCTTTGGGAATCTGGTCTGCCTTGCCATCACGAATTAGCTGTTCCACCTGTTGCCACGACATAGCTGCTGTTTTTGCCCCTGACAGGTTGTTTGCTCTTGGCAATCCTTCTGCTTTATCAAGAGGGGCTTTAGTTTGGGTTACAGAAACTTGTGGCATAACAGGTTTTTGCCCCGTCATAGCAAGGTATTTGTCCTTGTATTTTTCCAAATACTCGTCAAGCATCTTGAAATCTGCTTCTGTGCCTTGAAAGTTGCTAACCCTTGCTTCTGCTGCCTTAAACGCTTTAACTTCCCTGACAGGCAAATCTTCCATATCAGCGATAGCAAAGTTATAAACAGGCGCAAACAATGGGTCTTGTTGCAATCGTGCTACATACTGCTCATTTGCTTGGCGTACTTGGAATTGCTTTACATTCTCCGTGTGCTTTTCCTGAACGATAGTTGCCCTTGTGTCGAGATATGCTTGATATTTCGCATTATCAACAAATTGCAATTCTGTCAGGTCAGCACTCTCAATACCGTGAATCTCTCTTGCTTCTTTGTCAGCTTCGCTTGATAGCATGGCATAGTATTTTGCCTTTGCTTCTGCTTGACTCGGCTGCACAGGTTTAGGTTGTTCAAAGACAGTTTGCGCCGGTTGTGTCGGCTCAACAGGTTTCTGCGCTTTCAAGGCAGCAAGTTCTGCTGCTAACGCTTTTGCCTTGTCATTGACTTCCTTGAACCGATCATAAGCAATCACGGTAGGTTTCAGCTTTTGCGGCTTTTCTTCCTGAACAATATCGCTGTCAGGTTGCGAAGGTTCCTCATGCTGTTCTTCTTGCGGTTCTGCCTGTTCTACCACTACTTCTGCATTTTCTGTTTCTTCTTTGGGCAGTACAGTTGCAAGTTCTTCCTCGGTAAAGTGTTGGCTTAACGATGCCAAATCGATGTTGTTGTTTTCCATTATTTAACTCTCCTTTAGTTTTACGACTATTGCGGTCGATTCGTTTTTGTGATAAAATATGATAAAATTGGGGATATTTTACGCCTTCCCCGAAGCGATTAAAAAAAATTAGGTTGCTGTTGTCCTTGCTGTTTCCCTTGTTGGTGCATATTCTTCATCTGCATATCCATCATATCTTGCTGTGCGATAGATGCAGGGTCAACCTGTATACCATTTGCCGCAAGTACCGCTGCTTTAGCTTCTACCGGCAAATCATCAAAGCTGATTGACAATGATGTTTTTGGCGGTTCAGGTTTCTGCTGTTCTTCTTTTTCCCTCATGCGCTTTTTGACTTCTGCCCTATTTGTCATGGGGATGTACTCAACAAGCAAGTCAGCAGGAATCGGAATACCATTCTTCGCTGCGTCAATCAGTTGGAACGCAATCGCCTGTTGCATTGTCGGAGTCATTTCAGACGGTTCAACCTTAATATCAAACTCAAACTTGGTCAGGTCAAACAGGATTTCATTTATCACCTGTCCGGTTTCATCAATCATCGGTTGACCTGTCATTGGGTCGATTTTAGGTTGCTCTACTTTTGCTTGTGGTAGTCCTGGCTGAACATTGACAAACATCTGTTCATCTTCATCACCGATAATCCGCATGACCTGTGCTTCGGTGAAATATTGCTGAATCAAACCTTGTCTGCCCTTACTGCCCCATAGCCTGTCAATAATCAATGCTTCGCTAAAGTTGCTTTCTTCTGCAAGGTCAGAAACCTGTGTAAACATTGCACCTTGTCTGCGGTCAATCGCAACACCACTCATGCTTGCAGGAATCTGTGAACTTGACATACTTTCAGGGTTTACACCGCTGATGGAATAGAAGTCATTGCTTACAGACTGTTCCATTTCGATGTTTGCAGTAGATACACCGGGAGATGAAATGTATTTTATGTCTGTTACTCCGGGCGGTGGATTGAATATTGCGCCGGGAGTTGTTGCGCTGTTCTTTAACTGTTGGTCAAATTCAGGCGTTGATGTACCAAATACCAACCAGAAACCATTAGCTTGCGTATTTACAATGTGCATACGCTGTGACCGCTGTTTGTTCAACTCTCGCTGAACATCCTTCAAGTCCCTGATAATTCCTGCCGGTTCAAGCGAAGTGTCGTTTTCGTCCCTCTCGCCTGTGCGATATGAATATTCAGGTACAAGCGGGTATCTCTGATGTTTGTACGGCGAATCGCTTTCCTCTAACAGAACATCATCAGCGAACACCATGTATTTATACTGCCATGTAGGTACCCTGTGCCGCTTTACTCCCGGTACTTTCAGCTTCGCCATTGCAATGATTTCAGGCGAAACTTCTGCTTCTTCAAGCTGTCCTTGTCCGTCAATGACATACACATTACGGAAGGTTTTCTCTCTGTACCAATACTGACATACTCTTAGCTTTTTAAGCTGTTTAGAGTACCACAATGGCTCTCCTGCTACTGTTTGTGTAGTGTCAGCGGCAATTTCTTCTGCATCATATTTATGCTCTAATCCGCTGATTTGTTCTGCTACTTCTTCATAAACCTTTTTGAGTTCATCAGGCGATTCCCACGAATACACTCCGCAAAAAGCCGCATCTGACAAATCATCCTGTTTGCTTTCAGGGTCAATGAATACTTCAAACGGACTTCTGCGCTCAATCTTGATTGTTCCATCCATCACATCATAGTCAAAGTCATAGTAAACCCAATAATAACCAACGCCACAAATCAGACGGTCTTTAATGACCTTCTTTTTGTTTCGCTTGAAGTTCGCCTTATCATAGACATACTTTGTGATTCCTTTGGCAATGCGACAAACTTCATCATCACCCTTGCCTTTCGGAAGGAATGTTGCTTCTGACAGGTTCTTGCCAAAGTATCCTGATACCTGATTAATCAATGGTCTGCAACGGTTGATAGTGATTGTAGGACGCTTCTGCTTTTTCATTGCTTCAACGTCTTTATCATCCCATTGCTTACCCTGAACAAACAGATAATCTTCTTTTGCCTGTTTGCGCCAATCAGCAGACGCTTCTAATGCCAACCGTACATTCTTTCTTGCGGTGGTAATCTTGCCTATATCAGTCTTTTCAAGGCTTATAACATCATTCTCTGGCATCGACTACCTCCTTACTGTACCAACCCTGTACGATAAAACATTCCGTATATTTCAGTTAGCTGATCGCTTGTTAGCTGATTGACAAAGAAACTAAGTTCTGCCGGTGTTACGCCAGGATACATGATTTTCAGATTGTCAAAGTCACTCATCAGCACTCTGTATGAAAAGTCCCTCAATGCCTTGTCTGAAACATTAGGCAATGTGCTAATCGACATTCACATTCACCACTTTTGACTTGTCACCGCGCTCAATAAACGCTTCTGCATCCTTATAGCACTCTGCTTCTTCACCATGAAATTCAGCTTTATGTACGCCATTCAGCAAAAGAATAAACCGGCAACCATACTCCTGCTGTTCTTTGACTACCTCATAAGGCGAGAAGTCATATTCAATGTCAGTTTCATCAATCATGGGTTCATCAACTTGTCCGTCCACTTGTACGGTATCTTGTCCGGTTTTCAAGGCTTTAGCTGCTCTCGCTTTAGCCATCATTTCTTGTCTTTCCTGTTTTGTCATGCGCTTAACCATCCTCCTGAATCTTCTGTCATGCCAATTCGCTTATACTGCGAACCATAATCATTCTTTAGCTTTTCTTCTGCCTTGATAGTGCGGTGTAATGTTCCCTGCTCATGCTCTGTTGCATAGCGGATACAGTCTATATGGTGATTGTTCTTGTCAAGCGGAACCGGCAATACCACGCCATTCTTATCCTGTTTCCATTTATAGCTTTCAAATTCTTGTTTGGTGTATTTGCATTTCGGGTGAATGATAATTTCAAGCTGTCTAAGCCATTGAATACCAAAGTTGACTGAATCCTTACCCTTGATAGCACCGACTGCCCTGACACCATACTCATTCAATTCTTGTATTGACTTTGGTTCTGATGAATCACAGGTAACATATCCGCTGCCGACAAAGGGTTTCAGTAAGTTGGCAAGCATTTCATTTGTCAGTTCATGGGCATGAATCTCATCACAGACATATAACCGTCTACGCTTTTTGTCATAGTGCAGTTCATTTGCCGCGCATGGGTCAGAGGAAAATCCGAAGTCGCACCCATACAGGAAAGAATCAAACTTGCTGTAGTCAAATTCTTCTACTCGCCATGTACCTAACTTGCTCTCACTCTTGCCATCCCATTGCGT